GATATAACTGGAGATATCTTTTTTCATCTTATCACCCAACCCCTTTAAATAGCCGTAAGTTCGATTACAGGCCATCTCATATTCCTCGATTTCCCTCTTGGAAGGCGTTTCATATTGTCTTCTAGCGAGGTAATCAAGAAGATCCTTGTAAGATATTTGTTTGGTCTGATAATCGCTTAATTTACCGGATAAAAGACCAAACATCCAATTCGCCCAGTACGGCGGTATCTTTTTAACGAGTGAACCGGGATCTATACCGTGTTTTTTCAAATTCTCTTTATCCTGAGATGTTAGGTGACTTGGCCCGAATATTTTCCAGACCAAGTCAGCAAACCTGAAATCCACCAATGACAATATTTCCTGTATCTGCTCGTTATTGAAAATCATAATTCTTTTTAACGATTATTTTGGTTTAATAATATCAACCATTTTCTTAACAATATCAGCGAATAGAATGTTTAGCTCCTCGTTAAATATTTTCTTGGTTTCATTCTCGTATCCGTTTATAACATCAGGGAAACGAACGGGATCTTTAACCCCCGTTCGTTCCTTTTTGACAACCGGCCTAACCGTTTTTATATCTATACCGGATACCTTCTTTTCCACGATCAGGTTTATTTTTTATTCAACAATATTCTTGCGAAATCTTCTGCCTCGGACTTGCTATCAAATACATGACGTTTCGAATCATCAGTGATATATTTATAGTTCTCATCCCAAACTTTCACCTCGAATTTACCATCACCTTCTGAAATTTGAGCACCACCCTTTCCTGGGATTTCCAATTCAAATTTACCACCACCCCTATCTTCAAATTTAGGATGTTTGTTATCCTTGCTTCCCCAAGAATCAGTTAGATTCTTATAATCATCACTACCAACTTTTACAATATCCGTCCAATTCTTCTCGCCCTTTCTTCGATACTCAACAATCAAATCACCGTTAGGTTTCGTGTCAATGATCCGACCCTCGTTACCTCCGAATAACGGTACGAATTTATCTTCCCGTGCGTTACCAGTAATCGGTGTTGCGTACATCATGTTTCCCACCTTCGTCTTTGACCCAGTTGGAGTTGTCTCACCTTCCTTGGCGAATTTCATTTCAATGCCGTTCTGAAACCGACCATCCTTACTAATCCGTGTAAGAATCATTTCCTTCCCGGCATACATAATATGATCACCAACTTTAAGTTTATCCGTAACATTTTTAGGTGTCGTTTTCTCCGGTTTTATAACAGGGTTACCTTTCGGTGTTGTCTCTTTCGTTTCGCTTTCTTTATATCCTTTCGGTTTCGGTCTCCAACCTTTCGGAGTTTTGACGTACTCTTTTCCTCCCCAAACACGGATTTCGCCAATAGCCGCTCCCTTACCGGCTTTCTCGATCGTTTCAAGTGCCTTTATGTTAATATCTTCCATAACTATTTTTCTTTAACCATCTCAACCATCTTCTTCACAAGGTCTCCGAATAGAAGGTTGAGATTTTCATTAAACATTCGTTTCGTTTTCATAGCCGTTTATGACATCAGGAAAACGAACAGGGTCTTTAACACCTGTTCGTTCCTTCTTGACGATCGGTCTGACCGTCTTTATATCAATTCCAGCCACTTTCCTTTCCATCACTTGCCTGATTTTTGATGTTTCTTTTCATTCCACATTTTATCGGAAAGTAAATCATAAAACTTTTCAATGAATGCATTTGATTTATCTGTTGATGAATCAAATGTCATTTTATCTAAGCCATCCCAAATCCGTTTTGTCGCACCCTCACCCAAATATTTATCAACAAACGCGGTGATTTTCCCCGGTGTTGTTTTTCGATTAAAAAATATCTCCGAAAATTCATCGGTAATTGACTCGGCTGTCCGGCTACCGGTAGACGATCCACCCTCACTACCAACATGTTCCTTATCTTTATTCTCCACTTCACTTTTTGCACCCTCTTTATAGCCTTTCGGCTTCGGACGCCATCCTTTCGGCGTCTTTATGTATTCCTTTCCTCGCCATGTTCTCACCTCGCCCATAACAGCACGACGTCCCATGGCCTTTTCAATTTCTTCAAGATAATTTTCATCCGTGAATTCCTGACCCATGGATTTAGCTATAAACGCTTTTCTTTTTATTTCTTCTACAAGGGCTTCGTATAACATAACCTTCTTTATTTATTTTGTTCATCTAAAGGTACGAAATAGGTACCTATTCACCAACTATTTCGCGATAAAAAATCCTGTCAAAAAACTAACACCCACGCCAATCCAGAATAATCGTTTTCGACGTTTTATCTTGTCTTCTAGCGTGGCTTTGTTTTTTTGATATTCTAGGTTTACTGCCATCTCGTTCTCAAGCCTAAAACGATAATCGACGTTTAATTTCAAGAGGCTATCGATCTGAATATTCTTAATCTGAATAAACTTCGTTAAATCCAAGTAGCGTACCCGCAACGTATCATTCTCCTCCATGAGGAACCTCCGGTGAAGTAGGCGATGGTTGATAACCTTGACTTGCGGCATCGTTATGATAACGCAGGTATCGCCACCCACTTCAATCTTCCTTGGATAGTTCTTCTGACAGAAGCCGCACGTGCTCGTCATCAGTAAGATTGCTAAGATTGCGAAGTTTTTCATCGTATTCTTTTTTTAACCGCTCGGTTTCCCGTTTAAACTTATCAAATGATTCCGCCTCTCTCCTCTTCTGCTCCTCTATCACGCGGACCAACTCGCCACCCACGTTGTTCAAAGAATCCAACAATTTCCTGTTCTGAAAATCCTTCTCCTTCAAAAGCTCGGTGTTATCATCCTTCTGATCGCGGTTCACGTAAATGAATAACGCTATCAGAATAAAGGTCAGTACAATGACCAACCCTTTATAACTTTTTCGCTTGGTCGTCATTCTTGAAAACTTTTATCTATGAATTCACATGCACGTTCAAAAATGGGGTTACCTTTCATGCTTTTCTCCACTTCCTCGAACGGATTCGGAACACCCGCTTCAGGTTCACCCGTTTCATCATCCACGATCTGATTCATACCCTCACCCCCGAACATGGAGGCCTGTTTCTGGGTTTGGTAAACCTGATTAAGGATGATATCCTTGTTCTCATCAAACTCCCTGCCGGAATACTTACGGAACATATCCTGCATCGAAACCATACCGGCGGACAATTTTTCACTATCAAGTTTCACCTGTTTTTCTTCGTCTTCAACCTCGATACCCGTAAACGCGAACTCCATTTCTTCGTCTAACTCAGAAATCAAGAACTTATTTATGATATCCTGCAGGAAGATTAACAGGGGGTATAAACCTTTTTGCTTACTATGATCCAATCTCTCTCGCTGACCTTGTTGCCCGAATAAATTCGCCGCTTCCTTGAATTGGAATCCCAGCTCGCTCGGATCGATTCGGTACACGGAACATAGTAGCACGATCAAAAACTTGGTCCAGTTATCAAATTCCATGTCACGGTTTCCCTTCTGCAAATCCACCCACTCTAGATCAAGACCTGCGAAAATTGGGATTTTGTGGCTATTTTCGGTACCCGTCAACATCTGACGCCACTTCTGTTTGAAATCATTTAACTGGGTTTGGTTCGTATTTGGTCCGTTCATTTTTATGAACCCCTTCGGATTCGAGCCATTCTTGAAGAAATTACCGTTATATTGAACACCATTTAGTATATACGTGATAATCTCAATTAACGATTCTAGCTCACTTCTCCCGTATCCATTTTGCCAAATATCAGTTCCCACATTCCTTATCCCGAACCCAAGTTCCCACGGATAATACATGACATAAGTGTTCAACTGTTTGTTGAACACAATCTGCTGATCAAAAACTTGACAATATTTAGGTAGGTACCCTTTATACCTGTATTGATCGAATTGATGTGCGTAATTAGGGTCGACCGTGTCGAGAAAACGAATCATACTTCCATCAATCGCTTTGAATTGATGAAGCTCTTGCCCCCGTGTTCTTGTTATTTCAAAAGCGAGTTGATCTATCGAAAGTGAATCCTGCATGATCTTTCTCACAAATGTCACGAATGAATCGGGCATTTCCCATTTATCCGTTTCACCCCCATCTTCTAGAAATCTAACGATCCTTTCAACCCTTTTCTGTTCAGCCTTCGTCATCTCCTTCATATCCTCCTTGCTGTTAAACAAGGATCTTTTCCGTCGAATGGTGAACCCTTCTTTCTGTTCATCGGTTGAAAATTTCAAAAACCGCGTGATCTGTTCAATTCGAGTTGAGATAACATTCTTCACACAATACAGGTTACCCATTCTCTGCAGGGTCTGAAATGAGATTCTACTTAGAGTCTCCTTGTACCCTCTACCCGAATACGCTATACTATCAGGTAGGAAGAAAATGGATTTATTCTGCTCGGCGGATCGAATTCTCTGCTTTTCAACATACAAACCCGCTTCAATCGCCTTTTCAATATCATCCGATGCTAATGAAGCCTGTAATTTCGAATTCAAGATGGTGGGGATTGCTTCACCCAGAGAACCCAATTCGCTGAATGACATGTTAGCGATACTCTTTATAACGCGATCATAATCGTTCGCGCTCTGACGCGATGCCGCTATTTTTCTTCCCTTTCTACTCATCTTTCTATTTATTGAATAAAACGGGTCTAACCCGTCATTGAGAAGGTTAGACCCTGAATATGTTACGCAACTGTGAACTCACGAGAAGGTACGATCACCATGGATGAGTTACCAATATTTGCCATCACCATCCATTTATACTTAACTCCCGTTCCGAGAGCGATTGATAATTGGTTAGATGTTGTCTTGTTAAATTCATTCGGAATGAAATCTTTCGTTGCTTCTACGACGTACACGGAGTAATCAGTCGCACCATCAACGGCATCCCATTCAAGATTAACCGGTGATGCCACTCCCGTGGCTGCAGCAGCGGGTGTCGCATTAACAACGGGTGCTTTTGATTCGAATGATAATACTTGACTTTTCTTAGTTGAACCGTCCTCCATCGTTACAAGGAAGAAGAAGTTTAACTTACCCGGAAGGAATGTGTTTTTCATTGAAACGGGACCGTTAATAACCGTTAATGTCGGTGAAGTGTAATTAACAGGTTTCGTTTCCGGGTACACGAAGATTTCATAGAATGATGCATTCTCAACAGCAGTCCATTCAAACTCGATATCATCACCGTATTCAACAGGATCGGTAGGTGAGGTAATTTCCATGTTTTCATCCTCCGGTACACTAACCAACGTACCCAGGAATGTATTATCCGACCATTTTTCCAAGGTTAGCTGTGCGATTTTAGCCATGTTGATGAAATCAACTTCATTGTACATACCAACTTCGATATTTATACCAGCCTGCACAATTTCAGGTGACACCTCTCTTAATTCTGTTACATAGAACTGCCGTAGTGATTTCAGTTCATTTACATCATAAAAAGCATCCGTTATGTATTTAGCTGATGCCGTTTTATCACCGTTCAAAAATTTATAAAGTATCATACTACCGTTTTTAATTCTAATTTCTCATTCTTATTGAGTGATATAAGCGTGATAAAGATACGGATTAATTTTAATAACTCAAAAATTTT